GACTAGAAGTATAATGTATTTATATGGAAATTGAACTAGCTGATCATTTTGATCGTATGAATAAAGTAGTTGAAGAACTACTTAGGGGCAACAGCCCTACACAGATTGCTACCCTTACTGGTCTTAAGAGGGCAGAAGTCATTGAGCTAATAGATGAGTGGAAGAGTGTTGTCCACAACGATACATCAGCCCGTGAACGTGCTAAGGAGGCTATCTCTGGAGCTGACCAACACTATGCAATGCTGATAAAAGAAGCATGGAAAACAGTTGAAGACGCTGATCAAGCAGGTCAGCTTAGTGTTAAATCTGGTGCACTTAAGCTAATCGCTGACATTGAGGGCAAAAGAATTGGAATGTTACAAGAAGTCGGTTTGCTTGACAACGCAGAGATGGCAGGACAGATAGCTGAGGCGGAAAGAAAACAAGAAGTTCTAGTTAAGATTCTAAAAGAAGTTACTGCAACATGTCCTAAGTGTAAGATGGAAGTGGCTAAACGTTTATCACAAATTACTGGAATTGTTGAGCCGATAGAGATTATTGAGGAAGTCAGTGGAATTTAATTTTGATGACCTCATTGATATACTTGATGGAGAAGAGTTTGAAGAAAGACCTGTCGATCTAAGAACATTTGTAACAGACAAAAATTATTTAGGTCTTCCTGAGTTGTCAGAAAATCAGTATACTTTAATTGAAAAATCTTCTCAGATTTATAAAGAGTCAACTCTAATTAAACTTTTTGGTGAAAAGGAAGGTTCTTTAAGATATAAACAGACATGCAATGAAGTTGTAGCTCAATTAGGTAAGGGTAGTGGAAAAGATTATTGCTCTACCATATCTGTTGCTTATATTGTTTATCTTCTACTATGCCTTAAAGATCCAGCATCCTATTATGGTAAGCCACCAGGTGATTCAATTGATATTATCAATATTGCTATAAATGCCCAGCAAGCAAACAATGTATTCTTTAAAGGATTCAAGAATAGGGTAACACACTCACCCTGGTTTGTAGGTAAGTATTTTGAAAAAGCTTCAGAGATAAAGTTTGATAAGAATGTTACAGTTTACTCTGGACACTCAGAAAGAGAAGCTTTTGAAGGCTATAACGTTCTTGTCGCAGTGCTTGATGAAATTTCTGGTTTTGCTTTAGACAGTACAAGCGGACATGATCAGGCAAAAACAGCAAGTGGCATCTATGATATGTATAGGGCATCTGTAGATTCTCGTTTCCCAGATTACGGCAAAGTAATTCTTCTTTCATTTCCACGTTTTAAGAATGACTATATTCAGCAAAGATATGACGAAATTATTTCAGAAAAAGAAGTTATATCAAGATCACATAGATTTAAACTAGATCCAGACCTTCCAGAAAATACAGTAGGTAATGAGTTTGATATATTTTGGGATGAAGATCAAATTATTTCTTACAAGTATCCAAGAGTCTACGCAATACGTAGGCCCACCTGGGAAGTTAATCCAACAAGAAGTATAGAAGATTTTAAAATTGCATTCTACAGAGACGTAACAGATGCTCTGGGAAGATTTGCATGTATGCCACCAGAAGCAATTGATGCTTTCTTTAAATCTCGTGAGAAGATTGAGATGGCATTTAAAGATCTATCTATAGCAGTTGATGGCTTTGGAAGATTTGAAGATTGGTTCTTGCCAGAAGAAGATAAAGATTACTACATACACGTTGACTTAGCTCAAAAACATGACCATTGTGCTGTATCTATGGCCCACATTGAAAAGTTTGTTAGTGTAAAAGTTACTGATACTTACTCTCAGCCAGCACCAATTGTTAAGGTGGATGCTGTTATGTACTGGACACCTACTTCAGACAAGTCAGTGGATTTTGCTGAAGTAAGAGATTATATTCTGTCTCTTAGATCCAGGGGATTTAATATTAAGATATGCACATTTGATAGATGGAACTCTCACGACATGATGCAGCAGCTCAAGCAGTATGGAATAAATACTCAAACTTTATCTGTTGCAAAAAAACATTACGATGACATGGCTATGGTAGTTTTAGAAGAAAGATTAAATGGACCTCATATACCATTGCTTGTAGATGAATTATTAGAGTTAAGAATTATGCGTGATAAAGTTGACCACCCAAGAAAAGGCTCTAAAGACTTAGCCGATGCTGTTTGTGGTTCAATATATAATGCGATTAGTTTAACAAGAGAAGCTTTTGGAGACATTGAGGTTCATGACTATGCTTCTGTAAAAAAACAATATAGAGAAAGTTTAACACAAGAAAGCCCGAATTTAATTAAGGCACCTTCAGCAATGCCTAGGGATCTTTCTGATGCATTAAGTGGAATGGAAATACTATGAGTATATATCAAGAAAAAGCTAAAGAGTGCAAGTGCTGCAGCAAGCATGTTCCTTTGCCAACAAGACTAAAGGATTATGATGGCATACTTGTATGCCCAACAACATTTGACAACATTCATGAATATAAAAGAGTGTGGTCTGATATTGGCAAGAGACCGCCTGGCAGCATAAGAAAACATTTTTCAGAGTATGTTCAACAAATAGTAGAGCAGTCTATTGACAAAATCGGTAACTAAATAATATAATTAGGCTAAGCAACAATAGCTTAGTTGGTTAAAGCCCCGAACTCATAATTCGGTAATCGTAGGTTCAAGTCCTACTTGTTGCACAGAAAGGTAGCAATGTCAAAACCATTTGATGAAGAAGATGAAGAAGATCTAATGATTAAGATTCAGCATTATCTAGATATTGGTGCAATTAAAATTGTTGGATTCTCAAAAGACGGAGAAGCAATTTTTGAGTTAAATGAAAATGTAACTCCATTACTTGCACCAGATTTGTGGGAAGCTCATGAGCATTATGTAGAATCCGAACTAATAGATCTATTAAATAGTGATTTAATGCAGGTTGAGTATGATGAAAATCTTCGGGTAACATATAACTTTACAGAAGAAGGATATAATATAGCAAAGCAAAAGGGAATAATTCCATTAGAGGCTATTGAAGATTTTGATTTTTAATAGTATAATTTAATTATACCTCTGTAGCTCAGAGGAAGAGCAACAGACTTCTAATCTGTTGGTCGCTGGTTCGATTCCAGCCAGGGGTACCACAACAAGTATCGCTTATAAATAAGGAGAAAAAATGAAAACAGTAGGAGATAGATTAGGTAACTTTGCGGTTACTGGAGTTAAGCCAGGGGCTTTGTCGTATGATGAATCTTCTTTTGAGATAGTTAATCAAGATTCTTTCCCAGGAAAATGGAAGATTATTGTATTCTATCCAAAAGATTTCACATTTGTATGCCCAACAGAAATTGTTGCGTATGACGCTTTAGTTAATGACTTTAACGATAGAGATGCAGTTTTAATGACTGGTTCAGTTGACAATGAGTTCTGCAAGATTGCATGGAGAAATGCTCATGACGACCTAAAGAAAACAAACTCTTGGTCATTTGCAGATACTGCACACCAACTAGCAACCGACCTTGGTGTTCACCACTCTTCTGGAGTAACTTATCGTGCCACCTTTATTGTTGATCCAGACAATATTATTCAGCATGCAACAGTAAACAATTTGGATGTTGGAAGAAACCCAGACGAGACATTGCGTATTCTAGATGCACTTCAAACAGGAGAGCTATGCGCTTGCAATAGATCTTTGGGCGGGGAAACGCTGTAATGAATTGGGTGGATCAGCTTAAAGATTCTCTTCCAGAATATGCTAAAGATATAAAGCTAAATCTAGATGCAGTAATTAATAGGTCAACAATTGAACCAGAGCATGCCACGTATTTATCAATTGCTGCAGCCTTTGCAACTGGAAATTCTAAGTTGCTTGCATTTATTACTGCAAGCGCTACTGATGAAGTTGAAAAAAATGCAGCCTTAACGGCTGGTGCTATTATGGCTCAAAACAATGTATGGTATCCATTTATTGAAATGGCAGATGATCAAAACCTTAAGGGGTTGCCAGCCCAGCTAAGAATGAATGCAATCACCTCTCACGGTGGAACAACAAAGGGTAGGTTTGAAGCTTATTCTTTAGCATCATCAATTATTGGCAAATGTCATTTTTGTGTTAAAGCACACTATGAAACATTGAAAGAGGAAGGCTATACGGTTGAGCAGTTGCGTGATATCGGAAGAATTGCAGCAACAATTAATGCATTAGCAAAAATTCTTTCTGCTTAATGCCAATGTAAGGTTATGGATATATTATGAAGAAAGCAATTGTTACTGGAGTTGGTGGAGGAGTAGGTAACCTATTGGCAGAGCGCTTGTCTGATAGCGGTTACTTTGTTATTGGAACATCAAGAAATCCAGAGGGAGTAAAGAATTTAAATTTTGATAATATAAAAATTGAACACTTAGATTTGTCAGATGAGACAAGTATTGGTAATTTTTATAAAAAATATCAAGATGAAACAATAGATCTAATTGTAAATAATGCTTCATGCGCTGGGATTGATGGGGCTAAACAGTTATCTTCAGAAACCCCTAAAAACTTTTTGCATTCATATATGGTTAATGTTGCTGGCCCAATGTATTTGTCAAAACTTTTTATACCAAACCTTAAAAAATCTGACAATGCCACCATTATTTTTATATCTTCATTTGCAAAAAAACATTTCTATGCTGGCGGAGGAAACTATGCTACCTCAAAGCTATCAATATCTGGACTTGCAAAATTATTTAGGCTAGAGCTATCTCATTTTAAGGTAAAGGTTACAGAGGTATGTCCAGCAGCAATTAATACCCACCAGCATAATGATGGGGCATTGGAAGCAGAAGATATAGCAAATGCTATATTGTGGGT